CGAAAAGCGTCCAAACTGTCTCGACGATGCCCTGAGCCTCGTCGATAACCTTGGTCTCAATCGCCGGAAAGGTCTTTGTCTCCATATCGCCCTCCAAAAGAAAAGCCCCGCCATCACAGCGGGGCCTTGCGGCACGGCTGTCGAAAGCGGGGCTAGGATAAACTCTAGCGCGGCATATATTCAGTTGTTGTCTGCTGCCTAAGTTAGAGCTTCCATTCCTTGATTCGCTCTTTGGCCTTCGGCACTACAATCTCACCTTTGATGATGAGAGCGGTGCAAGGCTTCCTTCCACTCAAGTATCCCCATTCATTAGGGTCTGAGCGCTCTAGGACAGTCAAGAAATGATAGGCCCTCTCGATATAGCCCTCAGCATACTCATCTTTTGCATCATTGAGCCATGCTTCCAGACTTTCCTGGGTATGCTCTGTGATGTCTATACCGTCGGCACTTGACTCGATCACAAAATAGCTCATTGTCTCCTCCTTGCGGGGCTAGGATAAACTCTAGCGCGGCGTGTATGCGGTTGTTAGGCGTTCATTTTCTGTCTTTGTTTCCGATGAATCCAGCCACGCTTCGCACTTTCACGCATTCTCTGACGATGTGTTTCGTCTGACCATAATCTCATCGCGGCCTCTCTCATTTTCTGTTTGGTCTTCTCGTTATGATGCTTATTATACATACCATTTCGTTTGCGCGCCTTTTGAGCTAGACTCATTTTGCGTCTGGTTTCCTTACTAGGATACTTGCCCTTACACGCTTCGCTAAGCTTTTGCCGACGCTCCGCTGTGATAGGCTTGCCAAAGTTAGGATTTCGTTCACCCATCATTGCTACGCTTTGCTTTCTGCGTTGCTCATCACTAACTGCGTGGCCCATATGTGCCGCGCTCATTCTCGCGCGTGCCTCTGCCGAGTGATGACAGCCAAGACGGCTTCCTGCCGCTGGAGCTATGTTGTATTCGGGCGAAAGTGTGTCCAAATAGTATTGCTCACGTGGGATAAGTTGTGCACATTCCTCAACGTCCTCTAGAACAGAGAATATGAATGCTGATTCGCCATATTTATCAAAGGCACGCTGTAGATGTTGGTTTGAGTGCTGCCCACAACGCAAATCGCTGAGATGTGCTCCCCATCGCTTTTTGATGTTTGCGCTACTACCAATATACTGCTTCTGATTTCTTGTATTGCGAATGACATAAACGCCACTTTGCATCAGCAAGCTACCCGTCCCAATAAAGCTCATGTCCACTGATTCATCATACCACAATCCTGTCAATTAGGCAAGTGGATTTCAGGTTCAATCTGTCCCAGCTTCCGTTTCATCTTCTGGGCCCAGCGAACTATTGCTAGCAGCGATCTTATCAGTATTGTCAAACCGTCCAGCCAGTCAGCCTTGGTCACTTCGTCTCACCCGGCCCGCAGCGCAATCGGCACTCACAGCTATACCGTATCTCAGGCTCTCCAACAAGCTGCTGCCGTCCATAGATGGGGGCGCCACAGTGTGGACAGTGGCCCACGATCTCCAGCGGGGAAATGATGCCCGTGCTATCATCAGGATATGGATTGTTCAAGCCTAGAGTGGTCTCGCTCATGGCAGGCCTCCTTCCTCTATCACTGGCAGCACGGTGCATCGGCAGAAAATGTATTCCTCTGGTGGTGCCCCCAAACTCGCATCGCCGGGATACATCATCTGGTAGCCTCCCACTATGAAGGGCGCCTCCACGGCCACCACCTGACCATTGGCTTCCATGTGTGTGTCCCGTGTGCGGTCATCGCCCGTGGCCAGCCACTCCTTCTTTGGCACTTGCGCGTGCCGGTACAGCTCAAAGCTACCCGCGTTCGACGCCCGTATAGTCTCTGTCCGGGCAATGGCTTCTCTGCGATGCAAAGGCAACCGCTTCGTGAGCCAGGCAAAGTCCTCTGGCTCCACTGGCTTGTCATCAATCCATTGCCTGAACAACTGCCCGATGCGATTGCTACTAGTATCTATCGACCACCCTTCTGCTTGGGCTTGTAGCAACATAGTCTGCAAGCTGTCAGAAGTCGTCCTAGTTATCGGTTCGGCGAACTGGAGCGTATAATCCTGGAACCAGTCCAGCGCGAACACGCTCGGCAAATCAAACGCGACACCCAAAATCGTCTCAATCTTTCCGGTCTGCCCCTCGATCACTCCCCGCAATTGTGGCTGGAAGGCCTCGCGCCACCGCTCCTTCGCCGTCGTCAGGAAGTATCTTTGCAGCAACTCGATCAGGGTCAGATAGTTCACCGTGGCCTTTTGCTGTAGGCTCTTCCTCTTGGCCCCCCCGACTATGGCGAGGGCTTCGCGCATGTCTGTCCTGAATTGTGTGGCTGCTATGCGCGAGAATGCCTTTTCATGTGCCCGCGCCGTCCCGTCCACAAGATTCCACCAGGCCAGCCTCTGCTCTACGGGCCATGCCTTGCTCCAAAAGGGCGGCCGGTGGCTACGCCCTTGGACGCCTCCTCTTCTGCTTCTGCCGCACCCTGAGCTGTTGGCCGCGCGGCTCCAGTTCGGCCCACAGCGACCATATTGAAGGGCATGTAGACCACATCGCCATCGGGCAAATCGGGTATGTCCAGGCCCATAATCTCGGCGGCTACGGCCTTTGGCACGCCACGGTCCACTAGGCTGGCCCAGGCCTCCACTTTCTCGTTCTTGCTCTCCTGGAGCACGGCGACCTTGGAATAGTCGAAACCCACGAACTCGCCGTTCTCGCCTTGCAGATAATACCGGTAATCCACCTCATACAAGCTCATCTCTGGCAGGAATGTGTCCTCCCAGAACTGTTGCTTGGCCTGCTCATAGTTCGCATAGGTAGCTCGGGCCAGACCATACCGCGTGTTGATCAGAATGGCCGGAACCCCCAGCGGCCCGACGATACGAGACTCGTTCCGTTCATCGAGCGTCCCAAAGCCCATCTCCTGGAAGGTCATGCTCATGCGCTCATACGAGCCGCCGGAGTCCAGCACTCCCACATCGGTCCAGTTCTCGAAGCCGCCGTATTGCTCTTTCCAACGCCTCTTGATGCGCTGCACTTCAATGTCATCAAGCTCGGTGTCGAACTTGAGCAATCCCGTGAAAAGCGCCCCGTTGTAAAAGAACTCGCGCAGGAACTTGGTGGCATTGTTGTCCACGTCCGCGCTATATGCCAACGGGGCCAACGGAGACAGGCCATATCCCATGCCCTCCAAGGGATCGCGGGGGTTGGGCAACTTCACGTGGATCATGTCTTCTGGCGAGATGGGGATTCCCTTAGCTATCGGCTCGTTCTCTCGAACATACAGATACATGACGAGAGGCGGTTCCTTGCGTGTCGGAATGATATGCACCCGGTCAGGACGCAGCGACCGCATAGCCACAGGCATTCCGCCACGGGGGGGCCGCTCAAGGCAGATGAATACATTGCCATTTATATTCAGATACGCCGTGTTCTGCCCCTGGAATTCGGACCAGCTTTGATGGCGGTTGGGCCGAGTTACGAGCTTTGCCAGCGGATGAGATTCAGGGAGAGATTCTGGATGCTCGTAATCGCCCTTGTATGCCCGAAGAGGCGCGGCCTGTTGTGCGCGCACCTTGTACATGATGCAACTATAAATCAGAGCGTTGATCTCGAATCCCTCTCTGGCATAGTTCTGGAAATCGCCTACCCGCCAGCGCAAGGGGCGGTCCAGGCGAAACTCCGGCCAGAGGAACAGTGACTTCTTGTGGGCCGAGGGCAATGGGAGGCGCGCTATTCTACCACGCTCTCGAGTTTTGTAGAGCACCATCTGATCTATCAGTGCCATTGGTTCATCCTTCTCTCATCGAGAAAGTTCCCCGTACGGGGAGGAGGTACCCATTGGCGTCACCGCTCCGCAACCCGCACCACGATTGTTTGATCTTCTTCTCTGCCGGCTGCCGTGACGATGCTATTCGTTAGCTCATAGTTCACGCCCGCGGTTCCACCAGACAGCCAGATCGTGGTCTCCGTGGTCGTTTCGGAATCGCTGTCCTTAGTTATCCCGGTGGGCACGGCCCATGTACTGGTGCTGATGGTATCCGTGCCCAACCACGAAGACCAGTCTATGCCGTAGTCCTTTACGGCATCGGGGCCTTTGTCCGGCAAGCGCGGATAGCTCATGTCTGCCTCCCCGCGAACCTTCTACGAAGCTGCCGCTGTGCAAGTCACGGTGATGGTCAGAGTGTCGTCATCATCGAGAGTCTTGTCCCCCGCCGAGAATGCGCCCCCGCCGTAGAGAGTGTCAATACTTCCACCCTTTGTATTCGTCGTGGAGATGAATGCTCCACCGATGGTCGTGTCGTTGGTATCGATAGTGAACACCGCCTTAGATGCGGTGTTGTCTACCGATTGACCCGAAACTGCACCGAGGGTCAATGTCTGGCGGACGCCCTCGTCGTAGGCTGTGACCTCAGTCCACCCTGCATGACCCGCTTCCTTGTCGCCTGCAGCGAACGTCGGCGTACCGTCAGCGAGTCCGACGTACCAAGCCGCCGTGTAGCCCGACCCCTTGAGGTGCTTGTCAAGGCTGTCATCCAATCCCTCGTTCACCACGAGGTTCTCGAACTCGTCCGTCCACTTGATCTTGCCGTCTGGCCCACGGCATTCCACGTGAAAGTGCGTCCTCAGAACTCGTGCCAATGTTGCTTGCATGACCTCATCCCTCCGGAACTGTGTAGACTCGATTCTCGGCTGGAACTTTGTAAACTCGATCCTCTACTGAAACTATGTAAGATTGAACTTCCTCTGGAATCATGTAGATTCTAACCTCTACTGGAACCACATAAACCCTATCCTCCACTAACACTAGATAAACTCTCTCGCTTGGGACGTCAAATGTGATACCTGCCCAGGTCAGGCTTTGTGCCAATGAGAAGTCTACGCCAGCCAACGCAAGCGCCTGCGCGATCAATGAGATAGTCTGCCAGCTAGCCAAACTCACCGACGCGACAGAGGCGGCCTCACCCGACGAACTCAGACCCCCAAACCTGTCCAGGGTGAATGAGACAACGACATCCCTGACCCCGGAGAGACTCAACCCCTCGAGTATCGCTGTGGAGACGGATGCCAACGCTTGAGCTGAGCCTGCCTGGGCCACCCCTAGCAAGCGACTCAACGAGGCGCCCCCCAGCCCCGTCGCCTGTGCCGCTACAGCAGCCTCGACCAGCCGCGCGAGTGTAATGCCTACTTCGTAGTTCATCCCTCCTACTGGATATGCAAACAGCACCTGGGCTGTTCGCGCTAAAATGGTGCTAGCTAGAGCAGTCGCTAACCCTTCAGCGCTAAGCCCGTCACTATGCGCAAGCGAAGCACTCGCTAAAGCAGCAGCCATACCAGTGCCTGCCAACCCTGCTTGCCTCACCAAGGAAGTAGCAGCCAGTGCAGTTGCCAAGGCCGCGACCGAGACCCCACCATTCCGAGCCAACGTTATCCCAGTCAGACTCGCCGCCTGTGCAGCGTTGCTCAATCCTGCTGATCTGGCCAGTGATGACGTGGCAAGTGTAGCGGCTTGTGCTGCCTCAGATACTCCCAGCGAACGAGCTAACGAGGCGCTCCCCAAGCTCGCCGCGCCCGCCGCTGCAACTGCTCCAATCAGCCGCGCAAGCGCTATGCTTACCTCATAGTTCACGCCTCCGACTGGATATGCAACCACTATCTGGACCACTCGTGCCAAACTGACGCTGGCTAGAGCATCCGCTAATCCTTCAATGGTCAGTGCCCCACTGCGTGCCAAGGACACACCCGATAGTGCTGCGGCCTGACCCACATCTGTCAATGCCGCCTGTCGTGATAGGGAGGCATCTGCCAGTGCAATCGCCAGCCCCTCACCGCTCACTCCAGCCTGTCTTGGCAGGGAGGCGTCCGCCAGGGCAGAAGCTACGCCTGCATCCGTTAGCCCCATTTGCCGCGCCAATGCAGTGCTAACCTCAACCCCCCGCGAAGGCGCTAGCACCAGTGCAGCAATTCGACTCAGGGCTACCGCACTCAGGCTCACCGCTTGTCCTGCGTCGCTCAACCCAGCAGCCCTAGCCAGCGATATGATACCCACAACGCCTCTTACCCTTGTCGCGGACAATCCTACTGACCTAGCCAGCGATGCGGCAGCCAACGTAGCTGCTTGGCCTGCCTCGGCCACCGTAGCAGAACGGCCTAATGAGGCGCTTCCAAAGGCTGCGGCTTGGCTCCCGTCGGTTACCGTAGCCGTGCGCCCCAGCGACGCACTCCCAAGTGCTCCGGCCTGGCCTGCGGCTGCCACTGTGATCGCGCGCGAGAGAGCTACAGATACGGGGTAATCCTGCCCTGCCAGTGTGTACGTGACCTGTATCTGCACCATGCCACAGTGCATGACGTTGCCCTTAGCGACATCGTGCTCTTGCACATCGCAGTCCAAGTTTTGTACGTGTGACCAAGACGACCAGTCAGGTGCGGTGCCGTCTGCTGTTATGTCCTGCCATGCACCCCAGCCGGCAGCTAACCCTGGAACATATGCATAGTCAGCGCCATCGGTAACACCTCCAAACACTGGGCGCAGCCAGAGTTCATCGTCTGCATCACCATAGGCGTAGGCCCGAAGCTCGACCTTGGAAATGGTACCCAGGTCGGTGCCTACACACTCGTTCCCCGTGAGCAGCTGGATATCATCATCGAAGGTCGTTTCGGCATAGTCCGTTGTGACCCCATTTACCATGTTGGCGGGCGTGGTAGTCCACTCCTCCACTCCCTCGGCGTAGGCGTTGAACTCGTAGATGACTATGTCAGCCATCAGTCCACCCACTCTATCGAGAAGGCGCAGGTCGCGGGTAGCTCAAACAGCCCGTCGCGCAACGCCTGTATGTCTTTGACCCTAGCAGGCCACATTGGGCAGTTGTGCTCGAACCACGCGATCTGCGCCGCCGTCATCTTGTTGCCGAAGCGATCACGGACTTTGTTGTAGTTGCGCTTGGCCTGCATAACCAGACAGTGACCGTATTTGCCAACCGTGGGGTCTACATCATCCGTATAGAACTTGCACCTATCCTCGCCAAGTTCTATGCAGGGATTCTCCCGCATGAAGCCGCCAAGGTCTTCGTGCAAACAGCACACGCCACAGTGCGCACAGGAACCATTCACAAGCCAGGGCATTCCTACTTCTTCCGCCTACGCGATGGCCGCCCAATGGGTCCTATACGTCTGCCTCGCCCCAGTCCCCGTCCCCTGCCGCCACTCCGAATCCTACTTCCCGGACATGGCCGTTTCTTCGCCATTATCATTTCCTCCCTTACTTCACTCTGACCACTGTCTTCCTCTGCCCGCATGATAACCTATTGCCATCGCAGCACGCAAATCAGCAAGAATCCGAAGCAGCAACCGCACAATCAGGCCCATGATCCAACCCAGAAACCAGAAGGGCATGAAAGGTAAAGAGGCCAGCCACTTGCCCGCGTTCCAATTTGCGCGTTCCTGCGCCAGCCTATCAGGAAAGCTCATGCGAACAAAACCCCCCGTGGCTTCTTCCAGAACGCCATCACCACCGCGTCCCCGCAGTCCGTGGAACGTCC